ATATAATTCCCAATCTTTTAGTGTTTATATAAATAGTACTTTAGACCCTGAAATAAAGGTATTAGTTGAACAGCATTTATTGAAATTTTTATTACCCAATTTTTTTAAAACATTAAAAAATGAAACGAAAAGCAATTATAGTTGATATTGACGGTACTTTAGCAAATGTAGACCATAGGCTAAAATATTTAACTGCTCCTAAAGTAAGAGGATTAAAAAAAGCATTTCACGATAGGCTTCATTTAGACACTCCTAATGAATGGTGTAAAAAGATTATAGAGCTATTTATAGCTGAGGGAACTACAGTAATATTATTAACTTGCCGTCCTATTATATATAAAAGTCAAACTTTTGATTGGCTTAGAACTAATAATATTGAGTACGATATTCTGTATATGCGCCCCCTAGACGATAGTAGACCCGATTGTGTTATTAAAAAAGAACTTTATAATAATTGTATAAAGGAGTACTATGATGTCAGCTTTATTTTAGAGGATAGAAAAGCGGTAGTACAAATGTGGAGGAAATTAGGATTAGTGTGCTTACAATGTGAAAAAGGAGAATTTTAAATAATAAAATATAAAATTTATGTCTACAGAAAATAGCTATTCTACAACAGATTTTGGATTTTCCTGTTATCTATTAACTAACAACATTGATATTGTTGAAGTTATTTTAAAAGATAGAGATAGAGGTATTTGTGAATTTATTTTTTTAATATCTAAAGAGGATGAATTTTTTCAAGATATGGAAAATAAATGGTATAACTCAAATGACACAAAAGCCATTAAAGACATTTTAAGGGCTAGTAGAATTTTAAAAGGCAAATTAAAAATATGTTTGCTTCAAAATAACGCCCCAAGAAAAATATAAATACTTGATAATTTTTAAAAAATGTTCTATAATATCAAGAGTATTATAACTAAGAACTATGCCCGCAAAGGGTTCTAAACTTTCAGAAGAGCAAAAGGAGCATTTAAGACTAATTAATACTGGTAAAAAACACTCTGAAAAAACTAAGAAAAAAATGAGTAGTGCTCATAAAGGAGTAAACATTTGGTCGAAAGGTAGAAAATGGACAGACGAGCAAAAGAAAAGTTTAAAAGGAAGAAAAGTTTGGAACACTGGTAAGAAGTGTCCTAGTTTAGCAGCTAAAATATCTGGGGATAAATGTCATTTTTGGAAAGGAGGCATAACGCCTGGGAGACTAAAAATTAGAAATAGTGCAGAGTTTAAAGAATGGAGAAGAAAAGTATTTAAAAGAGATAATTACACTTGCCAGGAGTGTACTGATAAACGAGGAGGAAATTTAGAAGCCCACCATATAAAACCATTTTCTAAATACCCAAAATTAAGATTTGAAGTAACCAATGGACAAACTTTATGTAAAGAATGCCATAAAAAAACAGATAGTTATGGTGGTCTCTCTAATAAAAAAATATAATATAAATATAACAATATGCAACCAAAACACATATCACCATCTCAGATTGGCACTTTCTTGACCTGTCCTCTTCAGTACAAATATTCTTATTTAGATGGTTTACCAAAACCACCTCCAAACATCTATATGATATATGGCTCTGCTTTTCATGCGGCTTTAGAGTTTAACTACCAGCAAAAAATAAAGAGTAGAAAAGATTTACCATCTTCAGAAGTTATATCAAAATTTGATGAAGTTTTTGAGAGAGAATTAAAAAAGCATAATATTTTTAATAATAAAATTAGGAATGACATGTTTATATCAGCTAGAAACTCTATTGTTTGGTATATGACTAATGAGTCTTATAAAATTCAACCTAAGTTAGTTGAAGAAGTATTTGAAATAAAATTAACAAATTTTCCTATTACTATAAAAGGTATTATGGATTTGGTTACTGAAGACGATATTATAGTTGATTATAAAACTGCGGGCTTAAATTGGAGGAGTCAGTATAAAAATTTATCTAATAATGTTCAGCTCATAATGTATGCAGTTGCTTTTAGAAAGCTATTTGATAGAAAAGAGAAAGGAATTGAATTTAATATTTTCCCTAGAAATGACGAAGTAATGTATAGAAGGGGAACAATGTTTGACGAAGAAACAATTTTAAGATGGTTAAATAATGCTACGAATATAGACAAGATAATAAAATTGGGGGTCTTTATTCCGAACTATAATAGCTGTAGTCAGTGTTTTTATAAGAATACCTGTCCTAAGCAAGTGATAGTAGACCAAAAAACTTGAAAAAGTTAAAAGAGTATGATATATTGGAGGCAACATGAAAATAAAGCTAAAAGAACTGATTAAAAAAATAGGTTGGAAAAAAACCTGTAAAGTAATGGAGTTTACAGGCGTTAGAGATAAAGATAACCTAGTGGACTATGATGTGATTTTAACTACAGAAGAAGCTGAAAAATATAATTTATTAATTTAACCCAACAAAACATGGGAAAAGCTTTAGAAGTTACAGAGTTTGAAGCTGATGTGGCGGAGTACAAGTCTATGGAGACTAAAGTTACTCAGGATTTTTTAGGTGGAGTGATGAAGTTAGGAGAGATTTTAAAACGTCAACGTGCTAAATACAAACCACAAAAACAGTGGACAGAGTATTTAGAAAAAGTAGGGAGAACAATGACAGCGGCTAATCAAAATATTCGTATTTATGAATATGCTGAAGATAATTTGAAAACTCTTATGGAGTCAAATCTTACAGGATGGGAAAAGTTAAACACTTTCTTATCTTTACCAGAACCTTTAAGAGAAAAACTTGCTGAAGAGATTAAAGGGCAAGAATTAACTGCTGAAGAATTTAGAGAGAAAGTTGTTGATCTTAAAGGAGATGAAGCAGATGTAGTAGTTACTGATGAAATGGTTGATAATTTTCCTATAGAAGAGGGTTTTGCTGATATGATAGAACAATCAACTTTAGCTGATTTACATTTTATGGCTAAAAAATTAGTAGAAGAATTTAATAAAATTGGAAAAAGTTTCTCTACTGAGTGTGTAGTTATTGCTGAAGGATTTTTAGGGATGGAAAAAGCTATCAGAGATTTAGACAAAACTAATTTTAAAAAATTAAATGCTTCTGAAAAGAAGTATTGGAAAAAGGTTATTGAAAATCAATTAGACAGACTTCTTAATGCAGTAAAATAATATGGTTAGTACACAAACATTTAATCGCCAACTTAAATTAGGGAAGGCGGGAGAAAAGAAAGTATTTGAATATCTTAATAATTTACCAGAAACGATTGATGTATTAGATTTATCTATGCACAAATTATTTCAGCATTATGGTGTAGATGGTTTACTTATTGAGGATATAGAAGATTTACAATTAAATAGTACTTTCTTTGACGTAAAAACAGACTTTCAGCACCATATGACAGGTAATTTATTTATGGAAACTACTTCAAGTACGGGGAAGGAAGGAGGAATACTATCCACTAAGGCACAGGTATTTTATTACTATGACCCCTTTGAAGGAATACTATTTAAAGTACCTATATATAGTGTTAAACAGTGGTATAAAAGAGAAGGTATATCTTATGCCCATAAGAAAGTTAAAACGCTTACAGGGCAAGATGAGGGCACTATCGGGATAGCAATATCTCCTAAGCAGTTAATGGATGATGGTGTTCCTATAACAATAACGCAAATAGGGCATTTATCTGAAGAGGATTACACTTAAAAAATTTTTAGGTTTAAATTTTTGCTAAAATAACATATAATATAATTCCATTAAAAATAAAAATATGGCACAAGAAAAACATCAAGGTACATTTTACATTATTCCTGCAATATTAGCAGAAGAAGGAAATTTAACTAAGGCAATGTTATTTGGGCTTATTACTAGTTTAACTAATAGAAAAGGATATTGTTATGCAAGTAATAAATATTTAGCTGAAAAATTTAATAGAAAAGATAAATCTATTATTAGTAAGTACATTTCAGAGCTGGAATCAGGGGGCTGGATAATTACTGAAATAGATAAAGAAGCTGGCAATAAGCGAAAAATTTGGCTAGTAATGGGCTATATGGAAAAAACCAATAAGGTATACGGAAAAAACCTTATAGGTAATGGGAATAAACCTAAGAGCTATAAGGAAAAAACCGAGGATATTAATATAAGAGAAAATAATAAAGGAGTAATAAAAGAGAAAAGTTCTCCTAAAGGAGATCAGCGAAAAGAAAATTCTGATCAGAAAGAGAAAGCTGATATCAGAACTAGCTCCCCCGAAATTTCTATAAAATCTAAAATTAATTTGTCAAGTATTAGTAAAGAGGCACCTATAGAAAGGAAAGTAAATGCTTTAACTGATCCAGATCATTTAAAAGTCTTTGAAGTTTATCACGAATTGTTTGGCTATGTGAGGTGTAGTATTAAAACTCCAAGCATCTTAGTAGGTATACCTAGAGCGGTTAAAATTTATAAAGAGTTTTATCGTGAGGAGGCGGCTGATAAACTAGTAGAAGCTTTAAAGAGCTTTGAAAAATCGGAATTAATGACTTGGATGATGGATAAAGATATTCGTACGATGGCTCCTAAAAGCATTTTCAGCGAATCTTTCGTTTCAGACCATTTATTAACTTTTAATATACAAAATAAAGATGGGAACAATAGTAACCAACATCCGCAGACGGATGAAGAACTACGGAAAATCTCGCAAGATAACAAAGAGCGTTATCAAAAGTGGATGGAAAGACGTAGTGGAAAACAAGATACAGAAGCCAGGGTGTAAAGAATGCCAAAAAGGTTATATCAAAGTATATAATCCTAATGGCTTTGGTTTCAAGAATAGAATCTGTAGTTGTTTAGTTGAATATGAAAGTTTTAGACATACTAAAAAATTACTAGAAGAGTCTAATATGCCAGAGCGACCAAAAAAATTTTTTAGGTTGGAAAATTGGGAACAAAATGATTTAGTTAATTTTGACCTTTTAAAATCTATTGTAGAAAGCAAGGAAGGAGAAGAGAATTGGTTATTTTTACACGGCGATGCAGGTACAGGGAAAACTTTTGCTAGTATAATTCTAGCTCAGATAGCTTTATTAAAAGAAATGAGCGTTTATTTTGTAAATGTCACAAACTTGTTAGACAGTCTTAGACCTAATACTCAGGATGGAGTAGAACCTCAATCGGTTATGGACAAGTGTGCCTCCTCAGACGTGCTTATACTAGACGACATAGGACATGAAAAAAGTTCCCAATGGGTTAGAGAGAGATTATATAGAATTATTAATGATAGATGGAATGCAGCAAAAATCACAGTATTTACAAGTAACTTTAATATAGAGCATTTAAGAGATACTATCAGCCCAGCAGTTTATTCAAGAGTAAAAGGTGAGAGTTTAGAAATAGAAATGAAATCTAAAATTGATAAACGTATAAAATTATGACTAAGACAATAACAAAACAAGATTTAGAAGATAATTCTCCTGTAACTAAAAAAATATTCAAAGAAGAAATGGAAGATTTGAAGAATAGTATTATAAAAAGTAATAATATAGATGAAAAAACTATTCAGCTAAAAACTACCTATAATAGAGATACTAGGCTAACTACTGTAGTTGCTTTATCTAATAAAGGAAATATTTATAATGGCTATATACAAGATCAATATTCTACTATTTGCTAGAATGGAATGATACCACCAATAATTTATTAACCATAAAACTATGGAACAAACAAAGAAACAAAAGATGGTAGCAATGATTGAAAAATTGCGTCTATCTTTAAAAAATCACCCGAAAGAATGGGTATGTACAGAATGTGTTTTAAAGCATAAAGGAAGCGGCGTAGAGCTATGGATGTGTAATGGGAGGTTATATTTTAGGATTTATAAGCCAAGTAAAGTAGATTTACCTTTTTTTAAGGCGCGTAAATTGTATAAAGATGCTTGCAAATTTTGGACTAAAAACACAATGGATTATAATGAGAAACAATTAGACAAAAGTTTTAAAATTATAAAAAACTTAAAATAATATGTATAAATACCTCATACAATATTTCAAAGATAAGAGTATAGAATTTAAAACTTCTGGAGAGCAGTTTGTATTAAAAACATGTCCTAGTTGTGGAGATTCTGCTTTTCACCATTTTTATATGGCTCAAGATACTGGGTTATGGGATTGTAAAAAATGTCTAGCAAAAGGAAATTTTAATCAATACAGAAAGTTCTTTGGGGATTCAGAAATAGATTTATCTAAGTTTGAAAATACAAAAAAAGTATCTAAAAAAGAATATAGAACTTTGAATTATAGTGTACCTATACAATATGCTTCTAGGTTATGGGGGATAGATGAAAAGTATAAAGACTATTTGCAAAAAGAAAGGAAGTTATCAGAAAAAGTTTTAAAGGAGTTTCAGATAGGTTGCACAGGCAGGAGTATTTCGATCCCGATTTTTGAAAATAGTAAATTAGTAAATATCAGATATAGACGAAATCCCTTTATAGATAAGAATAAAGAAGCAGGGCCTAGATATTCGCAAGAAAAAGGATGTAAACCAACTTTATTTAATGGAGACATATTAAAAGAACCTTTGAAAAGAGTTTTCTTATGTGAAGGAGAATTTGATGCGCTGCAATTAGTACAAAAAGGTTTTAGAAATACCGTTTCAGTAACATTAGGAGCGGGTTATTTTCCAGATGACTGGGTTGATAAGTTTAAAGATGTTCAAACTATTTACTTAGTTTATGATGCTGATGAAGCAGGTAAGGAAGGGGCTAAGATGACAGCAAATAAACTAGGAATTGATAGATGTAAAATAATATTATTACCAAAGAAGGACGGTAGAACAAAGACAGATATTACAAATTACTTTGTTGATGATGGTTTAACAAAGGCTGACTTCAATGAATTAATTAAGAATGTAAAACCTATTAGAAGTGTTCAGAGTGATAGTGTTAAGCATATTTCAGAGTTTAGAGAAGAGATTAGAAAGAGATTAATAGAGGGGGAGTACATAGGTATAAGTACTGGATATGACGGTATAGATGAAAAAATGGGAGGTATGAGAAAAGGAAGATTAATAATTCTTTCAGGATTATCTAGTACAGGTAAAACTAGTATGTGTTTAAATATAGCTTTAAATGTTGCTAAGAATAAAAACCCAATATTTTATTTTAGTTTAGAGATGCCTCCAATAGATATTGTTAGGAAATTCTTAATGCTAGAATCTAAACTAACTAATTCACAATTAAAAAAAGTTGATGATCCTTCTAAGGTTTTAGAAAAAGTAGATGAGGCTTTAGTAGCTTTTGATAGCGAAGCGGAAAGACCAATATATTTATATAATGGTTCTGGTATGGTTAAGTTTAATATATTGGCTGAGTGTGCAAGAATAGTTAAAGAGGAATACGGTTGTCAGTGTATTTTTGTAGATCATTTACATTATTTTGCACACGGGTCTTATAATTTAACAGCAGAGACATCACAAGTAGTTAGACAAATTAAACAGTTAGCTATAGAGCTTGATTTACCGATAGTATTAGTAACGCATTTGAATAGGTCTGGTAGGCAGAAACAAAAGAAAGGACTCTATGTACCTTCTTTGTCAGATTTAAGAGATACAGGGGCATTAGAACAAGATGCAGATCAAGTATTATTTGTTTGTAGAGATAGTGAGAATGAAGAGCCAGAAGAGAGAAAAAAATCTTTTATTAAAGGAGCTAAAAATAGAGATGGATATGCAGGGTGGAGTGTTAGTTGTGAATTTGATGAAGAGATTACTACATTTATTGAAGAAGCTCCAGGAGTTGACCATGCGGGAGAAGCAAAGAAAGTAGAAGTAGAAATGAAAGAGGAAGTAGAATTATAGCAAACAGGAATACCTATATAAAAAACTTGCAAAAGTTGAAAAAGTAATATATACTTAATTAGAATTTAATTAAAAAATATGGCAGATAAAACTATTAAAATAAAAATAACAATACAGTATGGAGAAGATGATTTTTGGGTAGAGGAGATTAATTTACAAGACCCTAATATACCTTATATGAGAGAAGGGGAATTTATAATATCTCATAAGATTCAAAATATGGGAGACAAAATTATTCCGTTAGCTTTAAAAGAAATAACAAAAAAATTCCCAAATGCCAATACTTAAAGAAGTACATACAGTGCAGACAGTAGTATGCGATAGATGTGGACAAAGAAAAGAGTTAGATAAAGTAAAACCTTATAAACAATTGATTATATTTAAGTTTACAGAAAAAGACGGATTAAGATTATTTGAAAAAAAGACTAAAATTAAACATTATGAAAGTTTTCAAATTCCTAATAGGAAAGAAGTTATTTTTTGTTCATTAGATTGTGCAAAGAAATGGATACAACATACAACGGATTTATTTTTAGCAGAAATAAAATCAGATCATCATACTATTTCAGGATTAAAACGTAAGCAACTTAACTAAATATATAACTAAATTTTTAACCAAAAAAATTATGAATGACAGTAGTATTGTCCCTATTGAAAAGGGATTAGATTCTCAGAGTGAGGAGGAGTTATTATCTGAGTGGCAAAAAAGTAATGTATCTCAGAAATCTAGGTTTAATATTATCTCTCTCGATAATACTAAGCTATCAAAAGACGGGCAAAGTACAAATGCAAACTTCGGTAGTTTATCTGCTACAAAGTTTGACGGTGATGATGCTGTATCTGAAATATTACCTGCGGGCTTTTCGTTCTTTGTAGTTAAAAGCAGAGTTCAAATTGTTTGTAATAGTTATCCTACAGATCAGTCAGTAAAACAGTATCCACAATATATTTGTAAAGAGGTAGACCCTTTTGAAGATATTGAAGTAATAGATTATTTAACAAAGGAAATTGTAGCTAGAGGACCTTATAAAAGTTTGAAAGAACAGTATAAACTGAAGTATAAGGTTGCTCTTTATGTTTATTATAAAGAGAGTATGTATAGGTGGCTAATTGGAGGAAAGAGTACGCTAGGAAGTTGGTTTGGTGTTTCTAATGAGATAAACGAACTTCAAAGACCTTATCAGCTTAAATTAAAATCTGTTACTGAGAATCAAAATTCTGGTATATTTTGGAATGATTTAGAATTTGAGTTAGGAGATAAAATGGATGTTAAACTAGCTGTAGGATTGCAGAGAAGTTTAAATAATGTTAAGCCTATAGAAAGTAAAGAAATTTCTAAACCTGCTTCTGAAGTTCCAACGCAGATAGAAGAAATGTCAATTGAGGGGGATGAAGTACCAGTTTAACCAAAAAGCATTATGCCTTACAGATTTATAGGAGGGAAGAGAGTTAAAACAAGTTTAGAAACTATTGATAAAGTTTTAGCTACGCCCTCCTATGTAGGGCAAGCCCCTTTAGTATCAGAAAACTTAGCAGGACCAAAAAAACCTAAAAAGAAACCTAAAAAATAAATTATGATTAGTTTACTAAAAAAATATAACTCTGCATTACAAGATATATACGCTCATGTTGGGTTTAAAGAAGATTGGGTAGTGTGTCCTATAGATGATCTATCTGAATGTTATTGGAGATTGTCAGGAAATCCTGCTATAGATGTTATATATGGGGATAAAAAAGATGTTGAGGAAGAAAACGGAGAGCATTATAGTGCTGAAATCTATACACAAAGATTTTATAATAAATGGATATATGAAGGAGAGTTATTTACTATGATTTTCATAGATACTCATACAGATGGTATGAAATATTTTGCTGTTTTTGATAACTCAAAAAAATTATGACACTTAAATCAGATAAATTAACAGAAATTATATCACAGTTTGTAGATAAAAATTTTCCTAAAGGGAAAGAGGATAGAGGGTTTGTGATTCTAGTTCTTGCTTCATTTCTAATAGAATTTGAAAATAATAAAAAATGGAAAATAGTAAAGAAGAAGGTGTTACCAAAGAAGTAGGTGAATTACTTTTTAGACTACAGCCTAGATGTATAAACTGTGGAAGTACTAATATGATTGCGGCTCATCATAGAATATTTAGGAGTGAAGGGAATGAAGTATTGAAAGAATGGTTAGAAAAAATGGCAGGAGTATTCCTACATAGCCGAGGGAGAGATTTAATTATTTGGGAGTCAATACACAGCATTCAGAATTTATGTGTTTTATGTCAGAATTGCCACACAGGAAATATTAAAGCAGTGCATGGAGGAAATGAGAAATTGAGGCAAGTATTAAAAAATAGTTACACAGATCCAAAAACTGGGTTTAATATAGCTTATTACAAAAAAACATTACCATATTAAAATGATAGATAGATTCCCAATACCTTCTTACAAGATTAAAAGTGTAGTTGAGTATCCAAATTCGGATAGAGTAGAATTTATTTTAAAAAATGGTTTTAGAATTATAGCTTCTAAAAAACAGTTTCAAGACTATAAGGCTTTTAAAAATAGTGTAGAGATGCACAATAAAAAAAGAACATAATGAATAGAGAAAGAATAACAGTTGCTTTTAATACTAGTATTGCTATTTTTGTTTTTATAATATACAGTGTTAAAGTAATTTAAGAATAGTTATGACAATGAAAGGAAAAAAACATTCAGATAAAAGTAAGAAAAAAATGTCTATTAGTCATTCAGGGCATGGAACAAGTGAGGATACTAAGAAGAAGTTAAGCCAAGCTTTAATAAAGGCTTATACAGAAGGTAGAAAGAGTAAACATAAATCTTTAGAGCAAAGGAAAAAAATTAGTAATACATTAAAGGGTAATATACCTTGGAATAAAGGAAAGAAATTATCTGAGGAACATAAGAAAAAAATAGGTATGGCTAGAGAGGGTAAAAAGTTTCCAAATTTAAGTAGAGCTATGCTAGGTAGAAAGGTTAGTTTAGCAACTAGAGAAAAAATTGGGTTGGGTAATAAGGGTAAAATAGAATCTATAGAAACTAAGAAGAAAAAAAGTATTGCTAATACTAAGGAAAAAAATCCAGCTTGGAAAGGAGGTATTTCTCAAGAGAATCTAAAATGTAGGCAAGGATATAAGTATAAAACTTGGGTTAGACAAGTATTAAAAAGAGATAATAATTCTTGTAAAGTATGTCAGAGAGCTACTGACATAGTGTGCCATCATTTAGAAGGGTTTGATACTAATATAAAACTAAGATTTGAGGTAAGTAATGGAGTGTCTTTATGTAGGGATTGTCACGCAAAGTTTCATAAAAAATATGGATATGGTAATAATACTAAACAACAAATAAATGAGTTTATTAAATAAAGATAGCATAGTTATTGCTTGCGACCCTAGTTTTTGTAGTACAGGAATTGCTATTTTTAAAGGGGAAGATTTAATTCATAAATGTACTATAAAAACCAGTACTAAAGATGAGTATAGGTTTGAGATTATAGGAATAGAGTTTAAAAAGCTTTTAGCTTATTTTCCAACTGTATTAGTAATAGAGTCACAGTATATTAGCCCAAAATTTTCTAATATAAATACATTAAGGGTTGTGGAGGTAAAAGGATTTATGGAAGGGCTTTTTATGTATCATTGCTTAGAATCAGGAATTAAACCTTTAATGGTAGAAGTAGCTCCAAAGGAAGCTAAGAAATTTATAGGAGTTATTGGTAATAATGACACTAAGAAGCAGGTACAGGTTTTAGTAGAGCAGAGATTTCCTGAACTAAAAAAAGTTAATCAAGATGAAGCAGATGCAATTGCTATTGGATTAACAGGTATTGAAAAGCTTAATTCTCAGCAATTATTACAAAAATATAAAGATAAAATATGACCAAATTTATACTAAGAGATTATCAGGAACAATGTTTAGATAAGATTATTTCTAACGCCAGAAAAGGAGCTTTGAAACAGGTAATAGTTCTTGCTACAGGATTAGGTAAGACTGTTATTTTTGGGCATTTACCAACAAAGGTAAAAGAGAAATCAGGAAAGAAAACTCTTATTTTAGCTCATAGGGAGGAATTGCTTGACCAAGCCGCAGATAAATTAAGGTTAATTGACTCTGATTTAAAAGTAGATATAGAACAAGGAAGTAGAAAAGTGGAGGGAGATGTAGACGTTGTTGTAGCTAGTGTTCCGACTTTGGGGAGAGAAGGTAGTGAGAGAATAAAGAAATTTAATCCAGAAGAATTTGGTTGTATAATTGTAGATGAGTGCTTTGTAGCAGGAACTAAGATAGATGGAAGAAATATAGAAGATATTAAAATAGGGGATTATGTAAATAGTTTTAATGAGAAAACAAGGAAGGTAGAAAAGAAAAAAGTATTAAGGTTGTTTAAGAATAAGGTGAAAGATAAACTAGTTAAAGTATATTTAGATAATGGTAATCATATAGTATGCACACCCAATCATCCATTTTTCTGTGGGGGTAGGTATATTTCTGCTATAAATTTAAAAGAGCATTATGTATTGACAAACATCATGCAATTTGCTAATTATATAAGAGATGCAAAAAAGATATATAAAACCAAAAAAGTGTATAGTTTGCCAAAAGACTTATCAACCGAAGTCTTGGAATTGTTATATGGTCCCGATTTGTTCAGAAGATTGCAAAAAGGTGAGGAGGAAAGAGAGAAGAAAAAAAGTAGTTTTACCTTGTTTAAATTGTGGGAAAAAGGTTGTAGCTTGTGGCATAAATCAGTTGTCTTTAGCTCGAAGAGGGAGGGCATATTGTTCAGAGTCATGCAAGAAGACATACTTGAGCAAATTGAGTTCGACTACAATGAGCAAAACAAACAAAAAATATGCCTCAGAAAGAATGCGAAAAAACAATCCTATGAAAAATCCAGAGTCAGTGGAGAAGATGAGGAAAAAAATGATTGGAAGAACATTTCTCAGTCGAGGAGGAAATGGGAAAATGACGAAACAACAAATAAAATTATGGCTCTCTTTAGGTTTACCGATAGAGGCATTAGAGTATCCAATAAAGACCTCAAAAGTAAAACATTTGTTTATTTCCTTACCAAATTACTATTCTCCAGACATAGGAATAAAAGATGTAAAATTAGCTATAGAGGTAGATGGGAAGACCCACAAGTTAAAGAAATGGAGGTTTTTGGACAAGAGAAAGACAGAAGTTCTACAAGCGTTAGGGTGGTCAGTACTGAGGTTTTGGAACGAGGAAGTAGATTCCCGGCTAGAGGAGTGTGTGAAGACGGTTACGTCTACAATTTTGAAGTTGAGGGAAACAACAACTACTTTGCCAACGGAATCTTAGTACATAATTGCCACCACTCAATAGCTAGTACTTATGTTAATATATTTAGATATTTTGGGGTATTAAAAGGGGAAGAACATGGAAGCCCTAAATTGCTTGTAGGGTGTACGGCCACTCCTAGTAGAGCCGATCATGAAGGATTAGATAAAATATTTGATAGAATTACTTTCACTTATACTTTAAGACAAGGAATTGAGTCTAGTTATTTAGCCCCTATCAAAGCGTATACAGTTAGTACCTTAGCGGATTTAACTAAAGTTCATACTAGAATGGGGGATTTTGTAGAAAAAGAATTATCAGAAGCTATTAATACAGAGGAGAGAAATAAAATAGTGGTTAATAGTTACTTAGACATAGTTTCAGGCGGTAAAGCCCTAGTATTTGCTTCTGATGTACAGCATACAAAAGACTTAACGTCTTATTTTAGAGGAGTAGGGGTAAAAGCTAGTTGTGTGTTAGGGGAAACAGATAGAGGGGTTAGAAAAGGGATAATAGAAGATTTTGCTAGTGGAAAGATAAAAGTATTAATTGGATGTGGTGTTTTTACAGAAGGATTTGATGAGCCTTCTATTGAAGCGGTTATGATGGCTAGACCTACTAAAAGTTCTGTTCTTTATCAGCAAATGGTAGGTAGAGGAACTAGGCTATGTGAAGGAAAAGCAGAATTAAAATTAATAGACTTTGTAGACAATACAGGTAAAAATTCAATAATGTCTTTGCCTCAGTTGTTTGGAGTACCTAAAACATTAAAAGCAAAGAAGGGGAAAGATATTATGGAATGGGTTGGGCAAGCAGAACAAATAACTGATTTATATCCAGAGTATCCTTTAGATACCATAGACGATTGGAGCGAGGAAAATATCGAAAAAATAGTAAAAGAGATAGATATATTTGCCAAAGCTGAATTACCAGAAGAAGTAAAAACAAATTCTCAATTTACTTGGGAGAAGCAAGGAGAGGATTCTTATAAATTACAATTCCCAGCTTTAGAAGGAATAAAACAAGAAATTACTATTAAATCAAATATGTTAAATACATATAATATAGAGGTAGTCAGCTTAATAGAAGTTGCTCCTGATTACATAAATGGATATAAAAAATGGAAAAAAACAGATACTATAGATGTAGGATCTTATGGTGATTTATCAGAAGCTTTAAAGCAAGGAGATACTTGGATAAAAGAAAATAAACCAGAGTTTGAAAGAATGTTTGACCAAAAAAGTCAATGGCGTTCAAATTCTGCGACTGAGAAGCAGATTAGTTTATTAAAAAAATTAGGAGTTCCTATACCTAAAATTGGATTTAATTCTGGCCAAGCGTCAGTTCTCATAGGGCGTGCTTTGTCTGAAAGTAAAAAAAGAAGTTGATTTTTAAATTTAAGGCTATATAATACTAGTATAGATAAACAATTAAATAGGAGCTATGGGAAAGTATATAGTGACCGAAGGGCATAAACAAAAAATAGCAAAAGCTAGAAAAGGGTTTATACCTTCTAAAGAGCATAGGGAAAAGCTGTCTAAGGCTAGTTTAGGTAAGAAAAAGACTCTGGAACATTGTAAAAATATTAGTAAAGCTCATTTAGGGCAGAAAGCCTGGAATAAAGGAGTTCCTATGACAGTGAAAGCTAAAGAGAAATTATCTAAAAGTTTAAGTGGAAAGATTCCTTGGAATAAAGGTAAAAGAATGTCTAAGGAATATAGAAAGAAGTTGAGTGATAGTCATAAAGGTTATAAGGTTTCTGAAGAAACTAAGAAAAAAATATCTAAAGCGCATAAAGGAAAAAAAATATCTGAGGAGCAGAAAGAGAAAATAAGTAAAACTTTGACAGGCAGAAAAAGAACTAAAGAAGAACGAAAAAATATTAGTTTGGGGTTGAAAGGTAGAAAAGCTTGGAATAAAGGAATACCTGTATCGGAAGAACAGAGGATACAACTATCCCTAGCAAATAAGGGTAAAAAATTATCTACAGAACAAAGATTAAAAAGACTTAAAACTTGCCCTAAAGGGGCAGATGTTTGGAATTGGAAAGGTGGAGTAACTTCAGAAAATGCTAGAATTAGGGGAAGCTTAAAAATGAGATTATGGAGAGAAGCAGTATTTAAGAGAGACGACTATACTTGTCAAGAGTGCGGTAAAAGAGGGGTTTATTTAGAAGCACACCATATTAAAAAGTTTTCTACGCATCAAGAGTTAATGTTTGAAGTTAGTAATGGAGTTACATTATGTAAGGAGTGTCACAAAATAGAGACATTTAAGTAATAAATTTTAACCAAAAACACTATGATTCGTATGTCATTAAATGAAGAAGACTTTAATACTTTAATCACAGGAGGGGAAGTAGTTAAAGAAGGAGTTACACTAATATTAAAAGATATTGGGTATGCAACTATGTGTGAAAAGCTAAAAAAAGCTATGGTAAAAGACGGATTTATTAAACAATAAAATTATAATAACACAAGTGTAAAAACTTGAAAAAGTTAAAAAAGTATATTATAATGTAAATGTTAAATAATTAAATAACTAACAAAAAATGAATTTAGTTTTTTACGCCACAGTAATACAGTTAATCGTAATTATTTGGTATTTATCTACTAGGACTGAATATGATTTAGTTATATTAGTGGGTAATTTTTTTACTACAATATTATTAATATTTGTACTTATTTCACAATCTTAACTATACAATATTTTTATAAAAATGCAAGTTTAAATACTTGAAAAAGTTGAAAAAGTATATTATAATGTATATGTTAGATAAATAAATAACCCACAAAAAAATGCCTAAAGAAGTAAATAAAAATAAATTTAAAGAGTTAGTAGATGAGACTTTGGAAGCACAAATGGATGCTCTAAGAGATGATGAAGGATTTGTGCAAAGTTTACCAGATGCTATTGTTAGTATTTTAAAATAATTTATAACCAACAAAAAAATGAATCATTTACAAACAAATGAAGTAGGAAAGGAGTTCGGAGAGCTAGTAGATAATACTATTGCTCTACAAAAACAAATTAAAAAATTAGAGAATGGAAAACTAGCGGAGTTGAAAAAGGAAATTGGAGGGCATAAAGAAGAATTAAGAAAAGAAATGGATAGAAGAGGTATAAATAAATTAGATGGAGGTAAAGGTAATGTTTTATTAATAGATAGAAAAGGGTCTATAGTAGTAGATTTTGATGATATTATGAAAGATTTAGGAGTATCTGATTTGAAAAAATACCAGACTCAAAAAGAAGGATCACAATTCATTAAAGTAACAGCTAATGTCTAAGTTCATTGTAAAAAATAAGGAGGAGTATAAAAAGATTATAGATAAAATTTTAGTTTCATCTTCTGAATATGTGGCTTTAGATACAGAGACAGAAGAATTTGATAAGGAGAAGACGCACGCATTTGATTTAGGGTTGTATGGAATAGGGTTATATGGGAAGGACTTTAAGATTTTTATTCCTGCTAAATTTGTAAAGAAAGACTTTCAGAAGGTTTTAGATAAATTTATTTTTATTTTTCATAACGCAAAATTTGATTTATTAATTTTAGAAAAGCACGGGTTTAATATAGATAAGTTAAAATATCACGATACTTTAATAATGAGTTGGTTACTAAATGAAAATAGACGCTCACATAAATTAAAAGATTTAGCTCATTCGGTTTTAAGAGTTAAAGAAGAAAAGATTATTAAATATGGGGATGTTATTAAAAAGCCTATATTAGAGGAGTATGGTATGTTTCCTGAGGAATTTAGAATGGATTTGGCTAGGTGGATGATAAAGTTAGGGCTTTATTGTATAGATGATTGTACTTATACATATAAGTTATTTTTTAAATTTAAACCTAAACTTGAAGAACAAAGTATATGGAGTATTTATGAAAGATTAGAATTAGAAACAGTAAAAGTTTTAATGTATATGGAATTGAGAGGAATAAAAGTAAATTGTAAGTATTTGGAAAAATTAGGAAAGAAAATTGAAACTGAGCTAATTCAGATTCAGGCAGATATTTGGAAAGGAGCGGGAAAAGAGTTTGATATAAATAGCCCAAAACAACTATCTCAGGTTTTATTTACTGAAAAAGGTTTTAAGTTAACAGATGATTATAGAACACCAACGGGGGCTTATTCTACTAATGAAGCGGCTTTGAAGTATTTAAAAGAGGCGTACCCTAAAGATGAAGTGTTAGGGGGTATTTTAAAATATCGGGAATTATTTAAGCTACACAGTGCTTTTATTGTAGGGCTTTTAAGCAAACAAAGAGATGGAGTTATACATACTTCATTTAAACAACATGGAACAGTCACAGGTAGGCTTTCATGTGTAGCTAAAGATACTCCTATTTTAATATTAGAGGGGCATGTGCCTATTTCAAAAATAGACTTGCATAATAAGAACCACCAATATACAATAGGTAGCGGAGGGGAGTTAAGAAAGATAAAGAATTTAATATTTAATGGGTATGGAAAATTGTATGATGTTAAAACAGGAGATTCAAAGCTTAGATGTTCAGGAGACCACAGATTGTGGACAAGTTCTGGGTGGCGGAAAGCTGAAGATTTGCGAGAGGGAGATAAAGTATTCTTTAATAGAAGCTCCTTTAAAGTTCAAGGATTTGGGGTTGGGGAGAATAATATTAGACGAAAACAGTTTTGTGCTTTTAAGAATAAAGGAGAAGTTGACTCATCAAAAGATACGTCAGCTATCAAACAATGTTATAAAAAGAAGGTGGATACTTTTATCTCAAAAAGTTTATTTAAAAAAATACGGGAAAGATTTAAAAAAGATTCACAAGATAAATCTAAGTCTTGCGGCGTTGGGAAACAAAAATGGAAAGGGGAAAGGGAAAGTTTCTTTAGACGCAAAACAACTATTAGAGAAAGTTCAGATGGGAAAAAGTATAGGGAGGATAGCAAAAGAGATGCATTCTACAGAATTTATAGTGAAGTCAAATCTTATGTTGTTAGGTATGCCATTAAGGTATGCAAAAACCCCAAAGCAAGTAGGCACTTGGAGCAAAGAAGATGTCAGGTTGGTAGAGAAAATTTTTCCAGAGTTTTTAGAAATAGCAAAGAAATTCAAGAAGAACCCCGCGGAATTTTTAGACTTAGTATATGGAAAAGTGTTAGATACTTACAAAATTTTATGGTTATTAAAAAAATTGGGGGGTTTGCATGGGCATTATATGGAAACTGGGGCTATAGAGAAATCTCATATATGTTGGGGAACGAACAGTTCAGCCAATACTTTATTAGCGAGGGAGTTAAGAATGCAGAGTATAAAGCACATGAGAGAATTCCCTATTGGAAAAAATTATTCTGTAGATTTTTATTTCCCGATTTCAAATTTAATGGTGGAATTAGATGGAAAACACCACGAAACAGATATAAAAACTTTAGAGAGGGACAAAGAGAAAGAGAAAATTATAAAAAAGATGGGGATTCGGTTAAAGAGATTTATGTCTACGGAGGGGAAAAACCCAAAATTGCTGTTAAAGAAAATCAAGAAGTTACTATAGATAGCATTGAATATATAGGTAGAGGGGAATTATGGGACTTAACAGTAGATGGAGATTCTTCATATATTACAGAAGGGCTAATTAGTCATAATTGTAGTGCTCCTAACTTACAACAGTTACCTAGAAGGGATGATGAGTATGATATTAGAAAGGCTTTTATACCTAGAGAAGGGTATACATTTGTTATTTCAGACTTATCTCAAATAGAATTAAGGATAGCAGCTTCTATCAGTCAAGACCCTACTATGCTTAAGATATTTAATGAAGGTGGAGATATACATGGGGAGACCGCTAAACTGCTCGATTGTGAAAGAGTAATAGCTAAACAAATTAATTTTGGAATTTTATACGGCACCGCTGCTTTTGGAATGTCAAAAGGTTTAGAAGCCAAAGGAGTGAAGCTAGATGTTAAAGAAGCAGAGAAGTTTATTAATAGATATTTCTCTAAGTTTAAAAAATTAGAGATACTTATAGAGCAAGCT